GCTCAAGTAGCGGTGTACAAAGACTACGACATTGGTTCACCATTTACAAAAACATTTAATCTTGTTTCCTCACAAACAATTTTTCTTTATGGTAAAAGTGATGCTTTGTATGGTGCAGCTAAATATGCTTCAACGGTTGGACCTACGGAATATAAAATAGCTTTAGCACGTACAGGTAAAACAATTAGACTTAAGATGACAAACACTGTGGCTGGAAACTACTCTAGTTTAGTTAATACAATGCTTCTCACAAAACAAGGTAAAATAAGGTAAAGGATAAAATCATGGTTCTTAGTCTTGGCTCAATAGGAAATTTTTTAGGTAGCGACATAGGTGGTACTATTGGAGGTGCCTTACTAGGTGGTGGTCTAGCCTACCTTGGTTCCCGTGAAACAGCTTCCGCTGCTAGAGACGCTGCACGTATGGAATCGGAAATGCTAAATCAAAATGCAGTTAGAGCCGAAGCTGCTGGTGTTCCGTATTCAGTAGGATCATTAGGTGGTACAGCGGAATTTGATCCTGAAACTAAAACATCCTTGTTAAATTTATCTCCTGAACTTTCCAATATCTATTCAGGTTTGTTATCACGATCTGGATTGTTTGGAGAGCAAGCGGGAATGTTAGCTGGTCTTGATCCCTTTCAAGCGGGGGAAGCGTTTTACCAAATGCAACAACAATACAGGCAACCAGAGGAAGATAGGCTACGTACTAATGCGGAAACACGCCTGTTAGCTCAAGGTCGATTAGGTTCCACAGGTGGAGCGCAAGCACAGGAAGCACTTGAAAGGGCTATAGCACAAGATCAGGGGCAACGTAGATACCAATCTATGACACAAGCACAGAGTTTGATTGATGCGCTTCTTGGTCGGGAAACTGCTGACATTACACAAGCAACAAGTTTACTAAATATTCCTTATGCTCAAGGGCAATTAGGACAGGGAATCGCAAGTAACATTACAAGCGCAATGGGTCCAGCACTAGCAGCAAGAAATCAAGCGGCTAGAAACCTTTCCCTTACGTCAGCACAGTCACCCTCCGGTACAGCAATGTCTGCATTAGGTGGACTATTTATGCAACCTAGAGTAGAAAAATAGGATAAACTCATGGCAGTTAACGCAAACATTCCAGATTTTTTACAATCTTTTGTAACAAATCGAGGAGCAACTTTTCCTAGTTTAGCGTCTAATATAGACCCTGTTGTTCCTGCAATGCAAACTAGTATACCCCGTGTATATAAAGGGGCTGTAGGTTTGTTTGACCAGTTAGGGGATGATGGAGATAGTCAAGTTACTGAAGCACCGACTGAAGAAAGATCAGCGGCAAATAACTGGGGATACTTAGGTACGACAGGAAGAGGCATATTAAGTGGACTAGGGCTAGCAACTGGTTTACCTTTAGGACTTCTAGGAGCAGTTAATGACTACCAAGCTATGAATATGGGACGTACTGGGTGGAGTACGCAATTTAGTCCTAGTTTTTTCGATACATTAACAATGGGGCTATTTGCAGGGCCAGGGTACGATCAAAGTGTTTTAAATATGGAACAACAAAATATAGCAGGACGTGCGGGATTGCTTGGTGATCCTAAATCAAAGCTAGGTCAGGCTAAACTTATGGATTATACTCATCAGTATGGCGATGAAGAGCCTATGGATGAGCGTGAAACGCAGGAATTTGAATCTTTACAACAAGCATTAACAGAAGTTCCTAATACTTTATTTAATCCTTATGAAGATGAAGAATATGGAGAGGAGGAAGATACAAGTCCTTCTGACGATCCTAATGATCCTGGGGGTGAATATGGCGGCGGTGGTGGTGAAGACCAAGACGCCTTCTAATGTATAAACAGAAAGGAATGAAGTAATGGCTGTAACAGATGGATTATTTAGTGGTGCAAGCATTGGCGAAGTACGTCAACTGCTAAATAAGGAACGTGATAATCGTATTCGTCAGGCTCAAGCAGATAACTTTGCCATGACACAGAACCCTTATGCTGCTATGATTGCTAAATCTAATCAACAGTTAACAGAAGCTATTACTGGTGGAGCTAGAGCTTTAGGTCAAGCTACTGGTTTAGATACAGGAATGTTTGCTGGTCTTGGGCAGGATGCACGTTTAACTAAAGCGGTAGAGCGTGATGCTTTACGTACTGAAGTTATGGATATGGCAAAAAATGCTGACCTTAGTAACCCTGAAGATGTAACTAGAATTGCTAATTTTTTAATGCAAAAAGGACAACCTGAGTTAGCTACACAATTCATGGCTCAAGCTAGAGCAGCAGCAGGAGAAAAACGTGATCAAAGTGCAGAAGGACGGGCAGTATCCGAAGCAGATAGAGCGGAAAAACTTTCAGATATTACTTTGGAACTTAAAAAACTACAAAAAGATGAGGCAATACTACAGAAAAAAATAGATAGTGATCCAAAATCAGGTAAAGCTGCACAAGCACAATTAGAAATAGAAGTTTTACGAGCTAAAATTGGGCTATTAAAAGCTCAAGAAAAATATAATTTAGGAGAGGGTAGACAACCAACAGCAAAGGCGGCAAAATCTCCAACAACAGGAGATAAAGACGAATATAAAAGGGCAGTAAAAAAAGGTTCACCAGTATATAAACTTTTAGAAGAGGAAGCGAGAAGGAGAGTAAAAGAGGAAGACCCCAATTTTTCTAAGATTCCTTTCTATACAGGCATAGCTATGGAAGATATAGACGAAGTAATATTAGAATTTGGTCCTAGAGCAAAAGAACTACAAGAAGAAAAAAAGATACGACCTGACGAAGCAATCAAGCTAGCTATAAGAGAAAAGTTGGGGGGAACAGCTTCTAAATCTGGTGGTGGTGATAAATCTAGCGGTGCTACTAAAAAAAGAGTTCCTATTAAGAGCCAGCGTAAAGGAAACCAATAGTGGCTGTCTTAACTTTAAAAGATATTCAGAACGATCAAGAACTTCAGGAGTACGGTGTTCAACCTGGAGACGAACTTACTGATGATGGAGAGCTTATACGTAATTACTCTGAGATTCAGGATAGGCAATCACTAGGTACAGTTATTACTGAGGAAGATATTACTGCAAACCCTTGGATGGAGGAAGATGGTGTAGAGCCTGGAGATAGGTATGTCGAAGGGGAAGCAGTATACAAGGATAAAAGTTCTTCATCTTATGAACAATTTATGTACCACTATGAAAAAACTGGTGGTCTAACAGGTTATCTGCGTGATGCAGCTACGATATATACTGGAATGGATCTTTATAAGATAGGAGATTGGCGCGATTCCGATGAGAAATATGGTGAAGGTTTTTCGGAAGCCTCCCCAGAAGAACGAAGAGAAATGATCTATCGCTATAAGGAACGGGAACTAGCGGAGGAATTTGGCACAACATTTCAACCTGATTCCGATTCAGCAGCAGCAGTTGCAGGGGGAATTGTTGGGGAAATTGTAGACCCCACTTCACTATTACCTGTTGGTTTAGGTTTAAAGGGTGCTACTATTGCTGGTAAAACATTATCAGGTACAGCATCAGCTACAATAGGTGGGGGTGTTTTAGGTGGAACTTTTAGTGTAGCGGAAGACTTATCCAAGACAGGGGATGTTGATCCTGTTAAGGCAGCTATAACTGGAACTGTAGGTGCTGTATTACCAGCGGGTATAGGCTTGGCTGGTCGAAAGATTGCTCAACGATCAGCCGAAAAAACTATAAATAAAGTTCAAGATGCTGTAAACAAAGCTAAAGCAGACCCATCCGATGTAATTACTGCGGAACGAGTTAGCGAACTTGCGGAGGAAATTGGTATAACTCCTGCAAAATTTACTCAAGCTCTGCATAAAACTAAAATGACTAATGAAGATATTGTAGATATAGCAACACCTGAGTTTTCCGTTAGTAAGGGAATAGCTAAAGATAGTGGTGTACTACGAGTAGTCAGTAAAGGGGCTGATAAATATTTAGGAGCAATTTCCACAAGAATTAGAAACATAAGTGAACCTATTCTTGGTGCGTTAAGAAAAACTGAAAGTCATCTTGCTTTAAAAACTCAACAACGTATGACAAGAATACGTCCGTTTCAACAAGAGCTTGCTAAAATACAAGGACCACTAAAGGATCAAGTTAGTCGGACGTTAGCTAACGGACAATTCGATGCCGCTATTGCTTTGATGAATAGGTCAAATCCAAAAGCAGGAGAGATATTTACAAAGGAAATTAAACCTCTTTTAACGGAATTAAAAGGAGAGCTAGGTGACGTAGGGTTTAGCTTTAAAGGTATTGAAGATTATTTTCCTCGTAATATTTCAAAGGCTAATTACACTAAGTGGAAAGACAGGTTTGGGGATGACAATAAAGGTATCTTTCAAAAAGCTCATGATAAATATTTGCAAGAGTTACGGAAGACAAACCCTAAAATAAATAGTTTAACGCAACAGCAAAAGTTAGAGATAAATAATGGGCTGTTAATAGGTCGCTCTTATATGGGTAATAAACCATTACCTGATTTTGTTCGTAAAAGGTCTATAGAAAAAATTGATGGGGAACAATTACAGTATTACGATCCACCTGAACAAGCACTGGAACAGTACATTAGAAGGGCAACAAATGAAATAGAGGTTTCACGTTTCTTTGGGCATACAAAAAAACTTGAACAAATTGATTTAGAGTCTGCTATTGAAAGCGGCGGTATAGGTGGAGTTGTTCAAAAGGAACTAGGCAAACTATCTTCTGAAGATCAAAATGTTATAAAAGATTTACTTAAGGCTAGGTTTGTTAGTGGACAAACTCCATTAGGTAATGCGTTTGGTACGATACGAGACTTAGGGTATATGTATACCATTGCTAATCCTATGTCTGCATTGGTACAGTTAGGTGATGTTGCCGTATCCGCTGCGCTTAAAGGATCATGGAATACACTTACAAGTTTAATGCTTCCGAAAAGAGTTAAGCTAAGTCAAGTTTTAGATGATACAATTTCAAAAGAGTTTGCCGATCCTAGTTTGTTTGCAAAAGCACTAGAGAAAAGTTTTAAAGTTTCCGGTTTTAAAATGGTAGATAAACTAGGTAAGGAAACAATAATCAACGCTGCACTAAAATCTAATACTAAACTTGTACGTTCCTCTACGGGAATTAAAAAGTTTAAAGAGAAGTGGAGTGGTATTATGGGAGATGAGATTGATGTTGTTATAGACGATCTCAAAGCAGGGAATGTAACTGACAATGTTAAGTTTCTATTGTTTAACGAACTGTCTGACTTTCAACCTATATCATTGTCCGAATTTCCACAGGGATATTTAGAAGCGGGGAAATCAAAAGTTCTTTATATGCTTAAATCGTTTGCTCTAAAACAGATGGATGTTGTTAGACGGGAAGTTATACAGCAGTATAATAAAGGAAACAAAAAAGACGCTGCCTTAAATGCTTTTAGAATTGGAATATACTTAAGTGCATCTGGACTAACGATTCAACAAACTAAACAAATTCTTAGTGGTAAGGAAACTGCTAATGCAGATGAGTTACCGTGGGAAGCACTGTGGAATCTGCTAGGTGTGTACGGTCTTAGTAAATATACATCCGATAAATACTTAGCTAGAGGAGAGATAACTCAAGCAGTAGCAAATACTTTAGCACCGCCAATGACAGTTGCAGATACATTAGCAAAGGGAACAACACAGGGAGAACCTGAAAAACTTCTTAAGTTAATACCTGTGTTTGGCGGCCTACTATATAACTGGTTAGGTGGTGGTGCTGAAAAGTATAATGAGTACCTAGAAAAAACCCGTAAGTAATTACTTAAAGTTTAACTTCAATCGTTCAAGATATACGGCTGCATCTAAGAGTTCCTCTATGGCATGGTCGATCCATCCTACCGTGTCAATGTCCTCTCTTAGCATCGTGCAGCCGTATTTTTCTATGCCCACTCTACTTCTATCTGCCATACGTTTCATTACCGTAGCTACAACTGGATCAGGTTCATGGCCTATACCCCACTGTTTACGTACAGACTCTTCCAAAATAATATCATTCTTGTTCATTAGCTGCCTCCATCAAAGCCTTCCAACTAATAGGATATAACTTTTCCATCTCCTTGTCAAGCATTTTTGCAACGTCCTGTGTTTCTCTTTGTGTATGACGATCAAGACGCTGTTGACAAACCCTAGCCCATGCAGCTAGTGAGCCGGTCCAGTACCATTCAGTGTACATAGACTGTGGTAGGACCATACGTGCCTGTTCAGGGCATATACCATCATCCAACATATTTGAGTAACACTGGTAGGCGTATGCGTACAGGGGTGCAGCGGAGTATTTAACTGTCTCTTCACTGCTACCCTGTTTTATATTTTTAGCACGTTTTCTCCATTCAGTGGGCCGGTAGAATCGAGGATCACTATCGACATACCTACGGCTTACCTCGTTCCACACCATACCTACCTGATGTTTACCTAACTGACGGGCCACAAAGATTGGAGCCTTGATACGGAAGGTAGCCTGACAGTGACCAAAGGGTGTCCAGTGATTATGCTTTGCTAGATACTGTATAAGTTTAACGTCCTTCTTTGATAAGACATCAACGATGGCAGCTTCATAGGGATCGTTATCACTTACTCTTTCCCATGTGCTTACCTTATCAAAGGAAACACGGGCTGCATTAACCACACGTAGATCACTACCCATGTGGTCTATATAATTAACCTTCATTGTCAAAACCTTCCTAAGAACCTAGCTATGTGGTGTACAAATGGCAGGAGTGTTGCAGCCATAAACAGATTAGCACCTGTGTGTGCCATAGCAATCCTAAGTGTATCGCCTTTAGGCATACCATCAGACACTAATACACCGGCTAACCAGATAGTGCCTGTAGTGCCTATATTAGCCCCTAGAACAGCGGCAATAGCTGCCGGTAGTGGTACTGCACCTGACGCAACTAAGGCTATTATAGCTGTAGTGGAAAGACTAGAGGATTGCCAGAGTAGCGTCATTGCTATACCACCTGCAAACATATAGAATGGATTAGCTATGAACCACTGTAGATGATCCATGTTTCCCATCGACTTCATACCACCAGAGAACATCTTAAGTCCAATGTAGAATACAACAAGGCCGATGAGTGTAGTTATAACTGGATTTGATAAACCCATTTTCATTCACAACTCCTGCTGCCGGTAGATGGATCAATGAAACAAGCTGCACCCTCATTCTCTTCCTTGTTGGCTGGCTCTACCTTGTTCAATATTCCATACCGTTTACCGTCCAGTCTAAAGGTAGTCACACCCTTTAGGTTCCCTTTCCAGGCATTCATATATACATCCTTAAACTCATCAAAGGTTACATTACTACCTACGTTGATTGTCTTGGAAACGGCTGAATCAATAAATGGTTGAACCGCTATCTGCATTTGCAAGTGATCCGAAACATTAAGGTCATCTGTAGTTTCTCCCCTCACACCATGATAATTAAAGGCATAGTCCTGTAGACGTACAATCTTAGTTCCCTCTTCAGTCTGCACTGTACGATCTAGCTCATGTTGAAACACTGGTTCAATGCCACTGCTTACATTATCAGCCGTAAAACTAATCGTACCTGTAGGAGCGATACTCGTTAGGTGAGAGTTACGCATACCCTGTTGTTTAATCTTGTCCTGTAGATCATCAGGTAGACGCTTAATAAACCCAGCCTCAAGATATTGTTTGGCGTCAAACAGGGGGAACGAACCCTTCTCTGTAGCAAGGTCAGAAGAAGCAGAGTAACATTCATAGGTTATTGTCTTTAAAACTTTGCGAACAAACCTCCGTGCCACATCGCTAGAATACTGATAGTTGCACATAGAGAGACAGTTAGCCAATCCTGTAACTCCAAGCCCCATACGTCTCTTCTCTTTTGCTTCAGTAATCTGTTGCTTGAGAGGATAAGTAGTGCGGTCAATAACATTATCCATAGCGCGAACCACATGTGGAATATCCTCCTTCAATAAAGCAAAGTCAAACTTTCCATTCTTAACGTACTTGACTAGGTTGAATGATCCTAGTAGACAAGCACCGAAAGGTGGTAAGGGTTGTTCACCACAGGGATTAGTAGCCTCTATGGTTTCACAATAGTGTAGTGGGTTGTCTGAATTAATCTGGTCAAGGAACAGTACACCCGGCTCTGCCCAATCCCACGTACTACGCATGATCTCATCCCATAAAGCAACGGCATCTATCTGTCGGTATACCCGTCCCTCAAAGGTTAGATTGAAAGGCTTTCCCTTTTCAACGCAACGCATAAACTCATCAGTCACACCAACAGAGATATTGAAGTTAGTTAGTTCACCCTCATTACGTTTAGCCCTAATAAACTCTTCAATGTCTGGATGGTCTACACGTAGTACAGCCATCATCGCTCCCCGTCTATGACCGGCAGAGACTATCGTTCTACAAACCGCATCAAATATACGCATAAAAGATACAGGCCCACTAGCGGAACTATCAAGGCTAACAATCCTGTCGCCATTAGGACGTATGCGACTAAAATCATAACCAATTCCACCGCCTCTTCGCATCGTTTCAGCAGCTTCCGTAGCACGTTGCATGATGCTTTCCATAGAGTCCTCAACCGTGCCGGAAACAAAACAGTTATATGCAGTAACATCCCTTGGACTTCCCATTGCTGACTGAACCCTACCCGCTGGCATAAACCGTTGGTCTAGGAACAGATGTTTCAGATAGGTACGATGATCCTCATTGTCGGACATAGCTGCCGACTGTCGGTAACACGCCTCATCGAATGACTCATTAGGTAGTCGATACTTCTCAGAGTGAAGGGTATCACAGGCTTGTACTTGGGGTCCATACATCTACACGCTCTCCTAAATCAATGTCAACTTCAAAACATACGCCACTCGCTTGAGTAACATGAGGTTGCGACTTCATCTTCGCAACTGCACTGGGACGAACAACTTTCTGGCAATGCTCCATTGTCTCCTCTTTAGGTGCTTGATAAACTTTAGTGTACAAGTTACCATCAGGCATCATTATTGTTACAATTAATAGTAAAACTTTTGTCATACGTATACCCCTTCCACTAAATCAGTAAGGTCAGGTGGTTTGTAATTCGGCCCTTTAAGCACCTTACCATTGCTATCATATACTGGTTTACCTTCGTTATCAAGTTTAGACATATTAGAATAATGGACCCTATTAAAAGCGGGACTAAAACTACCATAAAAGGTATGGAGACTAACGATAGTGCCACTAAGAACATACTGTAAATCGCACAACTCCTTCATCAAATGCGCCCACTGATTTAAAGAACCTTTCTTTCCCCTTTCCAGTTCCATTTCCAGAATACAAATAGCTTCACAAACTTCACTAGTTTCCTCTACAATTAATTTCTTTCGTAAGTCTAACAAAGATACCCGTGGCTCACTGTCAATATCTAAACCCATTGCTCTGTGAAACCTAGCTACTTTTTGTTCTCTGGATACGTGCGTATGTTGCATTTTAATTCACCGTTGTTAGATTAGTTATTGGACTTACATTCTGACGTGTACAGCTATCTAATAAAATCTCCGCTGCCCTTAGTAGTATCGCTTGCTTTAGGTTCTCATCTGTTAAATCTTTAGCAATCAATCGTACCTCCTCCATACGGGAAACAACTGTATCTGGCGCTAGAATTGTAAACGTGTTGTCATCATCCATTATACTACCCATCATACAATATATATTCGTCTGTGTCAACATCAAAGATTTCTCTGAGAATATTTTTTCTATCCTCTATCCTATCCTCAAATGCTTCCAGTAAATCTTCCGATGATATATCCAGAAGCTCACACAAAAGTGGAGGATCAGAAAGACAGGCTATTCTCTCTATAAAATCTTTATCGCTTAAAGGCATCTTTAATATTATCCAGTGTAAACCACCGGATACCTTCCTTTTCACACCATTCAGACATATTCATTTTAGCTCCCTTTCTTATCCGTTTATTAGGATTGTGTAAAACGAACACTAACTCTTTATCTTCCTCTAATGAATCTCTGATTGATGTATATTTTTTAGTATCTCCAACTCTAAAAAATCCTTTACACTCAATAAGAAGAGTAACACCTTTACGCTGCCCTACAAAGTCAGGTATATAATGACGGTGTACCACATAAGGATAACGATCTGGCTCATACTCACAGTAGTTTCCTAAAATATACGCTGCTTTTTCTTCAAACTTATTTCGATACTTACCCACAAGAGTATCTATTTTTTCAATTTAACAGGGTTAGGAGTTTTTACAGTACGGGTCAACGACTGTGTCATAGCCCCGCTTTGAGATACAAAGGGACTACCGTGTAATTCCCATCCCTCATTTAAAAGGTTTGTAATTGTCTCTTCAAACCTGTCATGTCTAGGTGTGCTTACAGCTTTAAATTCTATCATAGTTATCTCCTTTTATTTCCGGTACACGGGGATAGTTTTTAATTGTCGTTAAAAAACGTGGGCCTGTTGAGTAGGCAAACACACGTAGATCAGGATAGCAGTGCTTCTTGTACTGACAGTAGGAACACATTGTAGCTAACTTTAAATTTCCTGACTGACCATCTGGTACAGGGTCAGCACATAAATCAGGACGTATATCACTACGCACCGTGTCCTTGATATGCTCGACACGCTCCTCAATATCACCACTGTAATGCTCATACATTGGGTGTTCCGTATCGTCAAGATCATACTCAAGCACACATAGATGTCCGTTCTGTTTGTCCATAGCTAACCATGCCCACTTACGTTCCCCCTCAGAATGGGCATACGCTTTTAACTGATCGACATAACCAAAGGGATCGTCTAGCGCAAGGCTCCCATCTTTAAACTTTTTAAAACCATAGCTACTAGTGGACTTAACATCAACTGTAATGTCATCAATCTTACAATCCATATGACCTTTAACACCGTTAACTTCACAGGCTTTCTGTTCGTCTGTAACTTTATGTCCAGCCATACGGACTAGGAATAAAATCATTTCCTCAATAAGATGACCATATAGAAACTTAACTAACGTATGTGGTTTAATCTTCTCGCCTGGAAATCTTTTGTAGGAATACCATTGAACAAGATCAGCCTTACCTATACCGGACAGGCGCAGTTTACGACGATCATACTCATGAGGCAGAAACTCCTTACGCATCAAGGACTTAACTGACTCACCAAACTTCTCAATCTCACTCTCAACATCTACATCTTCCGATGCTCGTTTGCTTTGGAGAAGTTTGTATATGTCAGGGACTAATGTTTTTAATGTGTTTCCACCCATGAATTACCTACCTTGTATTCCCCATCAAGGGGACAGTTTAAATTAAACTCAAGACCCGCTGCCTTGATACACTCTACAGCTAACCAGCCTAGTTTCTTAGCATCCTTTTCCACTACTTCAATCTGAAACTCATCATGAATATTACCGACAAACTGATACTGTATATTACTTATAGTAGCATGGTTGTCTAAAAGTGTCAAGGCTTTTTTCATTATGATTGCACCAGCCGACTGTAGTAGTGTATTCAGTGCAGCATGTTCACTCCGTATGATTAACTTCCTACCATCTATTCCTTTGAGGTAGCCCCGAATAGAGGCTCGACTAACTCTTTCTCGTAGATGTCTAATAGCTGGTGTGTTCTTGAGAAATAATGCTTTAAGTCTTGCTCCATCTGAAGCAGTACCACCGACGATGGAGCCAATCTTTCCATCTCCTGCTCCGTAGAGGAAAGCATAGATAAAAGTTTTAGCAGCGTCTCTTGTTGTAAGTCCAGCAGCTTTCTGGTTTGCCGTGTGTACGTCTCCGTTGATGATTTCATCTGTATACTCCTTATCATTCATGTAATGTGCTAACATTCTTAGTTCCAAACCTGATGCGTCTACACCTACCAGTTTGTATCCACTTGGTACAGTCCAGCATTGCCTACACTCTGAACCATAAGGTGAATAGGATGAAGGCACTTGGGCTAAATTAGGACTATTGTGTGTCATTCGTCCAGTAATAGCTCCTATTGTATTTACGTACCCATGTACTCTACCATCCTGTTCATTCCTGGCTTCGATCCATGATGTTACTTGTGCTATTCGTTTTTGAATTAAAAGATATTCCGCTATTAGTTGTGCTTCAGGAATATTTTTAACGGCACTTAGTATTTTCTCATCAACAATAGGATGCCCCTTCTCTGTGTATTTTTTAGGTTTCCATCCAAAGTATTGTAGATACCTAGCGATTTGTTTTCGGGAACCTAAATTAAATTCAGTAAATTCTATATGAGATAAAGGACCCACAACACATTGCCAACTAGACCCAAGAAACTTAAGACCAACATTAGACAACTCCTTGTTCTTTTTGTATTTTGGTGTAACTTCCTTGACAAAGGATGCCAAAGGGATAAACTTATCATGAACTTCCTCTTCTATTTCTATCTTTCTTTCCTTTAGTTTTCCAACTAACTCCCAACATTTAGTAGTATCTAGTAACCACCCATGTTGAACTTGTCTCGTAATAATAGATTGAACTTTACTTTCAAGATCAATACTCGTATCTCCAAAACTTTGTAGATTACTTGACAGTATTTCAAAAACTTTCTGTGTAATCTTGAGGTCTTGTATACAATACTCTTCCATTTCTTTACTATACTTTGTAAAGTCATTGTGTTCTCCCTTGTATAAACCTATTCGTTTACCCCAAGATTTTAACGAATGTCCTCCTTCACGTTGGGGGTTGTCTAGTCTTGACAGGATCAACGTATCTATAACCTTTGAACCAGCCAATGATACGCCGACAATATTTTCCAAGTACACTGCATCGAAATCTATTATGTTGTGACCTATAATATGATCGTATTGATCGAACCATTCCTGTATCTCCTCAACATTAAAAGGATAGTGAAAGTTGCGTACCTCTCCCGCTTCGTTGAGTGATCCAATCATCCAGACTTTCGTAACGGGTAACTCTGTGGTTTCTATATCTACGATAAGCTGACGGGTCATGGAGTAAACTCTCACCTCTCTTTAATGCTATGTGTTCTAATCTATGACAGTTACTACATAGTATAACACACTGCTCTGCTTCGTCAAGTGTTTTCTGGTTAGGTCCATGAATCCCACGCCAAGCGCGCATCCCTAAACTCATTGTTTTCTTAACGTCCGGTGGATGGTGAAACTCAAGTAACTCTCTTGGAAATGTCTCACCACAACACTCACAAGTCATATCTGTTCTAGTCATTATATATTTTTCCCTGTTGTATGCGCCACTCCTCGTTCGCCTAAGAGTCCCTCTTATATTAGAACTCCCCATCTTCACCTACTCCATGTGGATTAGATATTTGTGTTAGTCTTCCGGTTAGAGGATCATAGTATAGGTAACACGCTGGACCTGTCAACCCTGTAAACCTATTCTTAAGCACCCGTACAGTGGTTGTATTGCGCTCCTGTGCATCTTCATGTTGTTGATTACGCTCTAACCCTATCACAATATCACTTAACTGTGCGATAGATGCTGACCCTCGTAGTTGTGCCAGAGATATTTGTCCACCATCTTCATGTGCCTTACCGTCTGGACGTTTCAGGTGTGACACAAGAAACATACCCACTCCTGTTTCCTGTACGATGGTGCGTAGTTTGGTCATGATGGAATCAATAGCCTTACGTTCATCGTTGTTATCTTGATCCGACACGATGATACTTAGGTGGTCAATCACAACCCACTTACACTCCATACCCTTGATCATATACCGTAGCTTAGAGAGTAGATCACCCTCCGATGTTGAACCAAAGTGGTTCATAAAGTAGAACCGTTCAGTGCCTAGCGTAGCCTGAAACCACCTGTCTCTATCCTCTTTAGGAATGGCCTGATTAGTTCGCAGTTCATGTAGTGGAATACTAGCTTCAATGGACATCAACCCCTTACCGGAAACAGAGTTAGCTTCCTCAAGACCCATGATCCCGATGTTGTCCGTAGTGCTACCGATGAGGTAGTGACACAGTTCACGCACCACAGATGATTTCCCCATGCCCGATCCCGATGTTAGCGTGACTAATTCCTGTGGCCTGAACCCCATAGTCAATTCATTTAAACATTCCCAGGGATAGGGTATGGATACGGGTGGATCAAAGTTAATGATCTCATCGTACAAGTCAGCGCCATTTATGATACCCTCTGGACGATATGGTTTTGCATTCCACCATTGAGATATAAACTCCTGAACCTTCCCATGCTCCAACATTTCACCAGCATCTTTAACAGGAAGGGATACAGTCTTGACCTTGTTGTAGGAGAACAGGGGTAGCACTTCCGCTGCCGCCTTCTTTCCTGGCTCATCCATATCAAAGCATAGAATAACATTATCAAATGTTTCCAGCCACTCAAGTGATGCCTGAATATCACGCTTGGCACCACCTGATCCTGTCTTGAGTGATACGACAGGCCACTTGCCGTCAAACATTTCCGCAACGGCAAGTGCATCTAGCTCACCCTCCGTTACGGTGACGTACTTACCTCCCTCTCGCCACACATTCTGTCCAAACAAGCCAGTGTTTTCCAGTGTGCCTGACACAAAGAATTGTTTTCCGTCAACGACACGTACTTTCTTACCGACAATCTCACCTGTTATCTTATCCAGATAGGGATAGTTATGTTTAACTACATTCCCGTTATCATCACACTCAACTGTCACATTGAATTTTTGTGTGATGGATTGGGAAATTTTACGTTCCTTAATTGGTGAATGAATACCAGACATTTCAAAACTCTTTCGATGCGCTTTCAATGGTACAACCTTTGCTTCATGATCACGTTCAAGATACCCACAACTGTAACAGTATGCGTGACCGTCATCGTATTGAACTAGATTATCTCCCCGTGAATCCCCACCCTGAGAACGACACTCAGGGCAGGGGGCACGGCCAATAACAACTGAGTCAGTGTTATTAAATGCCATTAGAAATCCTCTTCGTCAGTAGCCTCCATGTCACGATCAGCCAACTCAAGTACCTTCACCTTCTTGATATAGGTGGACACACCATGAACTGGATGCGACGGTCCTTCCGTCCACAAGATTTTAACCTTGGAACCAAATGGAATGTGCTTAGAGGTAGCGTTACCCTCACGATCAAGCACTGGGAAATCAGGAAACTTGGTTACAAACTTTCGTTGGGCGATAACATTCACACCATCACCATCCTTGTCGTAACCCTTGACGATAACACCAGCCGCCTTTAGTGCTTCCGCTTCCTCATCACCCATGTTTACAACTACTGAAAACTTTCCAGTATCTTGACCCTTGTACTTTTCAGTCTCCATTAGATTGCAAAACGCAACCACACCTTCACTAATCATATCGTTCTTCCTTTCATTACTGGTTGATCTAGTACCATAGTATCACTAGTGTTTGTTATTGTAAAGCCTCTTCCGTTTCATTCTGTGAAATGCTATACTCTTCATAGCCAGGGCAGAACTCAGCATCAGGTACGAACCCGTCCAGAATATCACAAGTGTAGTCACCATATGGTGTACGGTACGGGTGCATAAAATACTGACACTCAACACACACTTCACAATCATTGAATACATCTTCAACAATTTTATATTTGTCATTATTCTTGGTCATTAAAATACTCCTGTATTTCATACTCAGCATCTAACTCCTGTAACTCCTGTTTCTTGGAGCGAAATGTTTTAGGATGATAGTGCATATCCATAACTACCTTTTCAGGATTGCGCTTCTTTAACTCACCCGTCCGTCGAGTGAATTTGTTTCTAATTTTAGTAGACATAATCCTCTTCTCCATCGTACCACCAGTGCGGTGATTTACGTTTAGTCCACTTTGCCATATAGGCCTTGTCTCCACGGTAGTAGTTTCGATATGCCTGTATGCTAGACTGTAGTGTTTTGTATTCATCAGGCATACACTGTGGCATATGGGTCATGTCCCTGCCTTCAGGTAATTCATAGGGACAATAACGTAGGTTGTCAACAATTCCTTTTTGTTTTGTAGCGTGGACTTTCCCATACCTGTGCGTGTATTCCTCCTGTGTAGCGTC